CACCAACAGACGCTGATGGTGAACCTATGATGGTCAATCAAGACCCTATCATTGCATATAACTTAAAGATTAAAACAACTGAAACAAACTCACGTGTCAAGATAACAAACGTAGAACCCGAAGCATTTATCATTGATGAGAATGCTACATCTATTGACAATGCTACATTTGTTGCACAAAAGCAATTATTAACACGTGCTGATTTAGTTGAATTAGGCTATGATAAAGACATTATAGATGATTTAACAACAGCTGATGACACATCATCAAGTTTTGGTGAGTATAAGCACAACAACACAGACCACAACACAGCTGATAAAACACAAGAACTGTTAGCTTATTATGAATGTTATGTAAAAATAGGTAATAAGAATGGCACGTCTACCATGCATCGTATATGTTATGCATCCAACACAATATTAGCTGATGAAGAAACAGATTATGTACCGTTTTATTCAATATGTCCTTATCCTGTTCCTCATAAGTTCTTTGGTGAGTCCATCGCTGATAAGACAATCGACATACAACAAATCAAGACAGTTGTGCAACGTCAAATGCTTGACAATTTATACCTCACCAATAACAGTCGTGTTGGTGCAGTCGAAGGACAAGTCAATTTAGATGACCTGTTAAACAGTACAGCTGGTGGTATCATACGCATGAAGAATCCAAATGCTATTGTACCAATGCAAGTTCAATCATCAGCTAATCAATCATTTCCTATGCTTGAATATTTAGACAATCAACAAGCTAAACGAACTGGTGTGTCTGATATGAACCAGGGCCTTGACGCTAATGTTTTATCCAACGTGAGTGCCACAGCAGTTGCTACAATGACAGCACAATCACAAGGTAAACTTGAATTAATAGCACGTATATTTGCTGATTCAGGTGTGTCTAGTTTGTTTCAAGGTATATTCCATTTAATATGTAAATATCAAGATGTAGAAAGAACATTGTTAGTTAACAATAAAGAGCTTGTGTTAAATCCTCGTGAATGGGACAATCAATATAACGTTAATATCAACGTAGGTATTGGTAATGGCTCACGTGATGAGAAGATTGGTATGTTACAAATGTTATTAGCTAAACAAGAACAAATCATACAACAATATGGCTTGTCTAATCCTTTAGTGTCAATCAAACAATACAGAGAAACATTAGCTAAGTTTATCAATTCATCAGGTTACAAAGACGACATACAATTTATTAATGAAATAACAGATGAACAATCACAACAAATGGCTCAACAAGCTGCAGAAGCATCAGGTCAACCAGCACCTGAAGTACAAGCTGCACAAGCAATAGCTGAGGCTGAAATGCAAAAAGCTCAAATGAAAGCACAAACAGATGCACAAAAGAATGAGTTAGAAATGCAAAAAGCTATGATGAAAGTGCAAATGGAACAACAAGAACTAGAACTACAAGCTAAAGAACAGCAATTGAAAGCAGCTAAAGATATGCTTGACATACAAACAGAACGAGCTAAATTAGAAGCTGACATTAAAATACGTGAGTTAACATTATTACAAAAAGAAGAAGAAGCTGAAGCTAAACATGGCGATAGCGAAGACAAAACATTAATACAAGCATTAGATAAAATAAACAATTTAACAAAGGAATAACATGGGCATTGTATATAAAACATTAAAACAAGGAGCTGATGCAGGATTAGATTTAATTAAACCATTAATTAAAACTAGAAAACAACAAGCTTTTGAAGATGCTAAAGCGTTAGGTTTGTTAGATGATGGCATGACACCTGAAGATGCTTTAATGATGATGGATGACATGAACAATTTTAATCCAGGTCCAAGCACTATTAAAACAGTTGATGACATGAAAGCTCATTTAAACAGTCCTGGAGCTGAACATGGTATATTAGGCAACACAAGTGTTGATAAAATATATGATGATTTTGCTGGTAGCGTTAATATAAAAGCACCACAAAACATTAAACAAACAGCTTCACCTATTGCAAAGCCACAACGAAACATAGTTAATTTAGCTAATGATAATACAACACGTTCACCTGAAGATTATAAATTAGATAAGATATTAGACAACATCGAAGATTTACAAAAAAGGCGTGAGTTACGTGGACAAGACTTTGGTGATGGCGCCTTTGAATGGAATGCATATGGTCACAGACAAGCAAAGAATCCAACACAAGGTGAAATACGTAACGCAACAGAATCAACTACATCAAAGTTTGGTAAATTACGTAACGTAAAAGCACCTGATGAAGCTATGAAAGCAAGATGGGCTAATAAACAAATCAATGAAGCAGGCGATTTGTTACCACCTGATTTAAGAAAAACACATTACGTTGATGAAGCAGGTAATATCAAAAAGATACCACAAGAATATGTTAATGCAGTTGATGACAGCGCTTTGTATTTATCTTCATACGATAATATACCAGGACTTGCAAACGACATGAGAGCTAATCCATTAGGATTAATCGAAGAACAACCAGTGTCTAACACAACAAAAGCGTTAGATGCTTTATTTGATAACAAATATGATTAATACAGATGCAATAGGACATATACTCAATGATGATAGCTTTAAAGAAGCTATGGATGAATTGAAGCAAATGCATTTAGACATGCTAATTAACTCAGAAGTTGATGAAAACAAAGCACGTGAGATATGCTATTTACGAATCACTACAATAAATGAAATAATGGCTCATTTAGAATCTATTGCAGCTAAAAAGAAGATTGATGAAAAAAGATGGAAAATATAATAATGGCTTACAAGAACAACATAAAGCCAACAGAAAGCATATGGTCATCATTAATGAATACTATAGGCAACGTTAATCAACAACAAGCACAGGGAACAGCTGATATAGGTGCTGGTGCAATGGAAGGCACAGCTGGATTAGCTAAAATGTTAGCGACACAACCAGATGTAGTGGCTGAAATGGCTGGTGGTGGATTATTAAAAGCAGCAGGTGTTGTTTCACCATGGATAAAAGGTGCAGGATTAGGTGGTGTGTTGTATCCATCTGAATTAGCAGACGGAACATTACGTGATGAGAATGGTGAGTATCATTCACACGTAGCACAAATGTTAAAACAAAAACAATTAGACGAATACATAGCGAGTTTAACTCCTGATATTCATTCAACAGAAATTAAATTAGGCAGATAGCCTAAAGCGCTGATAGACGTTATCTATCATTATAAAGGAAGAAATTAAAATGGAAGAGCAAATCAACGACACTTCAAGTGAAGTAGTTGAAACTCCCAGCACACCAGAGGAATCGTTTGAACAGTTCCTTAACGCTGAAGAGTCATCAACTGACCAACCTGAAGCAGAACAAGAAACAAACGAAGAAGAAACTATCACTGATGAAGAATTAGAAGAGATAGAAACCTCCGATACAGATGAAGTAAACACAGATGAAGAAATCGAGGAGTCCGATGAGGATAAACCAGAAGAAGAAACATTTGTGGTTAAAGCAGCAGGCGAAGAAATAGAAGTAAGCAAAGCTGATTTAATCAAATCTTATCAAATGGAAGCTGATTATACTAAAAAGTCTCAAAAACTTGCAGAACAACGCAAAGTGTTAGAAAATGAGGCACAACGAGTACATGATGCAGCACAAGTGCGGGATGTATATGCTCAAAAATTAGCTCAAATGGAAGAGATTATAGCATCTAGTATGCCTAATCAAGAATCATTAGAAGAGCTAAAAGAGAATGACCCAATAGGCTACGCAGTGAAAGTGGCAGAACAAACAGAACAAGCTAAGAAACTTGCAGCAGTTCGTGAAGAACAAGCTCAAATTCAAGCACAACAACATCAACAACAAAAACAGTTGTTAGATGCACAAGTGAAAGCTGAAGCTGCTAAATTGTCCACTAAGTTTAAGGAATTTTCAAACGCAACCCAACGTGAACAAATCGTAAATGAAATTCGCAATTATGGGAAAACAATCGGCTTTACAGATGATGAATTATCGTCTGTGTATGATAGTCGACATGTGGAAGTATTATACAAAGCTAATAAATATGACAAGTTAATGAAAAATAGAGCCAAGACAACCAAAAAGGTTTCAACAGCTCCTAAAACATTAAACAAATCTAAGTCAGTTAAACATAGCGATAATGCGACCAAAAAAACAAGACAGAGGCTTCAAGCATCAGGTAATCCACAAGATGCGGCTTCAGTGTTTGAACAACTTTTAACTTAAAGGAATTAAAACAAAATGGCAGATTTTAAAACATACGATGCCGTTGGTAATCGTGAAG